GCTGTTGCTGTTGTAGCTTTCTATGTCCCAAGAAAAGTATTAGCTTGGGAAGAAATCGTCTTAATCGCATTAACCGCTGCTGCTACTTTTGCTATCTTAGATATGTACGCACCATCTATCAGTTCTTCTGCTAGACAAGGTACAGGTTTTGGTATTGGTGCTAACTTAGTTGGTTTCCCTAAATTATAAATAGTTTAGTAGTTAATCCCTATCTATAGTTATAGAAAAAAAATATTTTTCTATATCTATTGTTTTATATCATCCTTATTTAATATAGAAACTATACCTAATTGAGATGGAATTGTAATATTACCATTCTCTCTTAACTTATAGTTGTTTCTCCAGCTTCTATTCAATATTCTGGCCTCTAGTAAACCACTATTAAGAAATAGTTTGCTTTTGGCATCATATAGTTCTTTTAGCATAGGCTTAACCTCTCGTTCTTCTGTTTGTTGAATCTTATCTAATGCTTCCAAGTAGAGTTTTCTATTTTCTTGTAGCAAACCTATGTTTTCCTCTAATAATCTATTAAAGTCCTTTGTTTGAGTTTCTATATGTTCTAACACTAAGTCTAACTTAGAGTCTAGGTTTTTTACTTGTTCCTCCAACTGTTCTATGCGACTACTTAATAATGGCGACATTACCACTTGATATTCTTGTTTAGATTCCATATTAAATTTTATACGAGCATTTTTTATATAGTTTTTATCTATACATAAAGTATATTATGAACAGCTCTATTAATTTTAAAGACCTAGAACTTAAGATTCCCTCCATAAGAAATATAGAAAATAAAAAAATTATAGGTAAACAACACACTAGTAATGATACTAAGATAGATAATAGTTTACCAGGTCTCTATTTCTCTGAAGACCTGCCTAGAATAGAAGATATATATAGGCAATATATTATAATATGTAGAGAAGGATATATTAGTATTTTTGGGAAAACAGTCCCATTTGAAATAATTAATCCATACACTATTAGTGTAGACCAATTATTTGGTAAATATATCATATTTATTAATGTAGCTAATATACTAACCGTTTTATCTATAAATGACTCTAATATATATTTTTTTAGTAGGGACAACTCAATTAGTATACCCAGTATTGATAAGAATATAGCAAGTAATCACTTTATTCAGAATAGTAAAAAACTAATGTTGCTATTTAATAATCAAGCCCATACTATAGTAAAAAACCGAGAAAACTATTCCTTAAAAATAGGAACTAAAACAACTGAGCTATCTAATATAAACCCATTTATAATATTAGCTGATGACTATGAATACACTATTCCATATATATATATTATATACAACAGTATAGAGAATAACTATATCTATGTTTGTTATACATTTATAAACAATTTAGACAGAAAAAAAACTGTGTCTTTAGAAATAGCAAATAATAGTTTATAGAATCCAGTCTATTGGGGTCTGTCCAGTACTCTCTAAGTATTTATTAGTTTTAGAAAAGTAATTTCCACCAAAAAACCCTCCCCTATTAGCTGATAATGGCGAAGGATGTTTTCCAGTTATAATACAGTGTTTTTTATTATCAATTAGTTTTTGTTTATCAATAGCATAGTTTCCCCATAAGATAAATACTACATGTTCTTTTTTATCAGATATGGTCTTTATAACACTATCTGTAAATTTAACCCAGAGCTTAATATGGCTTTCTGGTTGTCCATCTAATACAGTTAGCGCACTATTAAGAAATAAGACTCCCTGGCTAGCTAAACCGCTAAAATCACTACTAGTTCTACTATAGCCATCATTAGACATTTCTGTTATAATATTTTTAAGAGATGGTGGCGTTGTTATATTATTATCAACACTAAAACATAAACCATTCGCTTGGCCTTTTCCATGGTAGCAATCTTGACCTAATATTACTACTCTGGTATCTTTTAAATTACAAAGCTGAAAGGCTCTATATACTTTTTCTGATGGTGGATAGATTTCAAACATACCTAATAATTTTTGGTCTTTTTTTTCTATTTCATTCCATAGTGTATCTATAGTTGACTTATTAGTTTTAAAGAAACTGTTCCAATCATTAGTTGGATATTCTGGATTAAATGTATAGTTAGACATTTTATAAAATTAGCTTTTTCCATATGTAGACTTTTTTATTTTTTTTTCAAAATTTTTAACTTAAAAGCTATCTAAGTACTATTAGTAATACTATGGAACAGCTTCCAGCAAGAAATATTAACCATATATGGGAAATTAGACAGGACCTAGAAAGAGTAGGTTATAGTATAGTAGATGCTCTAGATTCTAAAGAATCAATGGAAATATTCCTAAAAACTATGAAAGACATAGAAAATGTATGTCCTGGCTGGGATCAAAAAGATACTACTACATGGACTGAAGAAAATATATTAGCTACTAACTGTGGTTTTGTTGACTATAATAATGGATTAACTCATAGTGATAGCGTTTGGACTATCAGAGGTCATCATAATATACTTACTCTTTTTTCTAACCTTTATAACTGTCATAGAGATAATCTAATAGTGTCATTTGACACACTAGGTATAAGATATCCTCCTGAAATAGTAGACAGTGAATTAGATCCATATCAAGTAGATCCACATGTAGATCAACGTTTTGAGAATAGTTTTGTAGAACCATATCAAGCTATATATTGTATTACTAGTTCTATAGATAGAGAAGACGGTGGATTGGTCGTATATCCATATAGCCATAAACTACATGGACTAGAGTTACAAAAACAGCTAAAAACTAAACCTAATATAGATTTTATAGTTTATCCAAAGCAATTTTTTGAGTACTATCCAGAAATTAAACCACTTAAACTATCACTAATAGCAGGACAGGTGGTCTTATGGGATTCAAGACTTTTACATAGTAGTTTACCTATCAGCCCAGATAGAAATAGAAATGAAATATATAGTAGTGAAAATCCAATGTTATTTAGTAGAATGGTTGCCTATATATGCTACGCAGATAAACGCAAATGTAACAAAGATATTATAGATAAACGGGTTGAGGCCTTTAAAGAGGGATATGGAACAAACCATATGCCACTTAGACCTAGATTTATAAAGACACACGCGGATGAGTATCCCAGATCTAATTCTGTTAAACTATCATTAGTTCCTATAGAAGAAACAAATAATGGTTGTATATGTAGTTAAAAATAAAGTCCTCTGACCGGTTCCAACTTAAATTTACTATAGGCCTTTTCAATTTGTTGAATATTACTAGAACATTTTTGCCTAGACTTATTGGAATGGTCTAATGATATATTGGATTTAGTATCTCCACCAATATATTTTAACAACATTTCTAATATAGCATTATCTTTTTTCATAAACTGTTATACTTCTAGTAGAGAATTTAAAATATAGAAATCCATCTAAATTTTAAATTTTAGAATTTTTAAAAAAGTTGATAAAGTTATAAAAACGTTTTCTATATATAATAGTATATTTATAATGAAATACTTAGTTATAGTAGAATCACCAAACAAAAAAACAAAAATTTCAAACTATCTTAACACTATTAAAGAACATAAATTTATAGTAGAAGCCAGTTGTGGCCATATAAGATACTTTAGTGATGGACTTAAATCTATTGACATAGCTAATAAATTTAAACCCAGTTATAGCGTTATCTCTACTAAAAAAGATGTTGTTAAAAAGCTAAAAGAAGCCGCATCTAAGGTAGATGAGGTCCTTATAGCTACAGACCAAGATAGAGAGGGCGAAGCTATAGGGTTTCATATAGTATACGCATTAGGATTGGACCCTAAGGTCACCAAAAGAATTTGTTTTAATGAAATTACTCAAAAAGCTATAGTTGACGCGTTCTATTCACCAAGACAGATGGACTTTAATATGTTTAATGCTCAACAAGCACGTAGTGTGTTAGACTTATTAATAGGATTTGAACTATCACCACTTCTTTGGAAACATATACAACCTAGTCTTTCTGCTGGTAGATGTCAAAGTCCATCTCTTAGATTAGTATATGAAAATGAAAAAGAAATACAAGACTTTAGCCAGAAACAATTCTACAATACTAACGCAACATTTAATATAGCAAATAAACAAATAGACTCTACATATATGGATAAGTTAGAAAGTAGAGATACAATAGTAGCTTTGATACCACAACTAGTAACACTTGCCTATAAACTTAGTCTAAGTTCTCAAAAAATAGCTAATAGTAATCCACCAGCACCATTTATAACATCAAGTATCCAACAAGAAGCAAGTAGACTCTATGGAATGACACCTAAAACTACTATGGGAGTTCTCCAGAGTCTCTATGAAAAAGGAAAGATTACCTATCTTAGAACTGATTGTGCTACTATTAGTGAACAATTTGTAGGGGAAATCCAAGAGTTTCTAGACGAAAAGTTACCTGGATTTTTCCAGAAACGTAGCTATACTAGTAAAGTAGCTAATGCCCAAGAAGCACATGAGTGTATTAGACCAGTATCTATAGATACAGAACTAGATGATAGCTTTAGTGAATTTGACTCTAAAATATTTAAGATGATTAAGTTAAGAACTATAGCTTCCCAAATGAAAAAGTATAGTGAAGAAATATATACCTATAGCTTAACCAGTGGAAAACATATATTTCAGTTCAGATTAAAAAAGGTATTAGATATTGGTTATAGGGCCATTTATAAAGAGACCAATGATGACGAAATCACAGAAGACCAAACTGATGAGCAACTTATTAGTGCGTTATCCACAATTATTAATAGTAAAAAAGTTGTGTTATTTAAACCATTAGAGGTATCCTCTAAAGAAACATTTACTAAACCTAAAACTAGATACACAGAAGCATCACTTATTAAAGAACTAGAGGATAAAGGAATAGGTAGACCTAGTACATTTTCTAGTATTATATCTACATTAATAGATAGAGACTATGTAACTAAAACAAATAAAGTTAAACCTAAAGCCCTTACTTTAGAAGAATTTGTTGCTAAACCAGGATTAGAATTAGCTATAAAAAAATTAGACTATAAACCTACTGCTGATAAAAATAAGTTGTTTATCACAGAACTTGGTAGGCTAGTATGTGAATTTATGACTAATCATTTTAGCTCTGTTAATAGTTATGAACTTACTGGACAAATAGAAGGGCAACTAGATGATATATCTAATGGTAAAAAACAATGGGATAACGTAGTTAGTACAGTCTATCAATCATTTCATCCAAAGGTTATTGAGCTTGGACAACAAGTAGCTATGAAAGCAAAAGATAATCTAACTAGACTATTAGGTATAAATGAGACAACTGGTAAAAATGTCTATGTCTATTTAGGTAAATTTGGCCCATGTATTATGGAAGGCGAAAAAGATACTAAGCCAAAATTCGTGTCTATTCCTAAGGAAACTGATCATAGTGCTATTACACTTGAAGAGGCTATAGCCCTTTTAAAATATCCATTAGTTCTGGGCAAGATTAATAATAAAGATGCTATAGTAAAAAAAGGACCATATGGTTACTATGTAGAATGGAATGGTATAAAGGAAACACTAAATTCACCAGATATAACCTTAGATGATGTTGTTGAACTATTATCTGGAAAACAGTCTAATATTATAAATGTATTTGGTGACATTAAAGTATTAAATGGTCCCTATGGTCCATACATTAAAAAAGGTACTAAAAACTATACTATTCCAAAAGAAGTCTTAGCTGTTAAGGGTCCTGAAACATTTACTAAAAAAGAGTGTGAAGCTATTATAAAAGATGTTAGTAAATCACCAGCTAAAAAGAAGTTTGTAGCTAAAAAGAAAACTGAACAATAAATTATAAAGTATCCTATATATAGATATTTTTATTTTAAAAAAACAATATATAGTATAGGATGCCATTACAAATAGGCGACCATAAAATTAATAGTATTACTGGACCAGTAGCTATGTACCTATTAGTCCCAGATGAAAAAAGATTTTTCAAGCTCCAAGAAAAAGGTATAAATATGCCTATCTTTATGCTATTCGGCGACCAACACTATAGCACTACTGGATATTGTAATAATTGCTCCTGTAGCTCTAAAGACCAAAACTGTTGTTATAAGATTTGGGAAAATGATTTTTTAAGGATCTTAGATAGTGCGTCTAGTGACGATTATCCTACAGATTTCTATATTGAAGGGTTCTTTAACAACATAGGTGAAACAGCATTAAACTACATAATAAAATCCCCAGATAGCGACCCTATGACTAAGTTAAGAGAAGAACTTATAACATGCTATGATAGAAATCTAAGAGGAACAGGTGTTTATAAATATAGATGTCCAACAGAAAACATTAGATGGCAATTCTCAGATACAAGACAGAGAACTGGTAAATTAAGCAGTGAGGCTGGTACAGATGCTATTCAAAAACTATTTACTAATGTTTTCAATATTAAAAATGATATAGCTACAACTATATATACCCTATTTAGTGACTTTAATTTCTCAAAAGATAAAAATGAATCTAACTTTTTAGAAGGATTTGACTATGATTTTTTTTATAGTTGTTTAGAACACTATTTTCAACTAATGATGACTCCAAAAGAGTTTGTAGAAAAACATATTAGCTTAGATAGCGTATGGTTT